AGCATCATCCAGAATGGCAATGGGCGTGAAGGTAGTGCTTATGGCCACGCTGACCAGCATATGTGTGAGGTGCTTGCAGAAGGTGAGCCTGACGTGAAGGGTTTTCTTGAACTGTCGGAACTGGTCGAATACCTGCGCTATCTGGACACTACGCAGACGCTGAGTGGCCTGATTGATGCAAGCAAATATGAAATAGAGGATTATTAAGATGATTGTTTTTGTTGGAGTCGGGTTCAAGTCTAACGACTATGCCGCCGCCGTAAGAGTGTGGGGCAAGCCCGATTACTATACCTGCTGGCAGGATTACCGTATGGACGGGGACGTAGATTGGCAGAACGATACCATCGTTTATGGGCGTAATGTTCCAATGACTTATTCGCAATTCACAGATGATACATCTAGGAGATTTTGATATGACTGCTAACCAACGCTCACGTATCAAACGCCGCATTGATGCCATACATTCGCTCGGTGGCAAGTGCAATGTGTGTGGCATTGATGACTGGCAGGTGCTAGAGTTTGACCACATTGTGCCTATGCACACAGAGCAAGGCACCGTGAAGGTAAACGGCCAGCACAACATGAATGAGATTAACCGTATGGTTAAAGAAGGTGTTGACCCTGCAGCAAAGTATCAGCTACTGTGTTGCAATCATCACCGCAAGAAGACTTATGCAAACCAAGATTTTACACGGAGTGTATGACATGACTTATCAAGTTCACTTGACGCCTAAATCCAAGAACGAAAAGACTGGCCCTATCCCTGTGTCCACTACAGAGGCACAGACTTGCCCTGATGCTTGTCCGTTCAACAATGCCAATGAGGGTGGATGCTACGCAGAAAGCGGTCCACTCAAAATGCACTGGATGAAGGTATCCGACAAGGCCCGTGGTGACACATGGTCTGTGTTCACTGGCAAGATTGCCAACCTGAAAGCTGACACATTGTGGCGGCACAATCAGGCAGGTGACTTGCCCGGACGCAATGACCAGCTTGACGCTACAGCTTGCATGGAATTGACACAGGCCAATGAGGGCAAGCGTGGCTTCACCTACACTCACTATCCTGTGATTGAGAGTGAGCGTAATCGTATGATTGTGACACAGATGAACCGTTCCGGTTTCACTGTCAATCTGTCTGCCAACAATCTGCGCCATGCTGACCAGCTTGCTGACTTGGATGCTGGCCCTGTAGCTACGGTGTTGCCCATTGACCAGACAACAAACACTACCACGCCACAAGGTCGCAAGGTAGTTGTATGTCCTGCCACAATCCGTGATGATGTATCATGTGCCACTTGCCAGCTTTGCCAGAGGCAGCGTGACTTCATCATTGGCTTTCCGGCACATGGCACTAGCAAGAAAAAAGCTGATGCCATTGCACTTGACAACTAGCAATCCCTTATGTATACCTTACGTGATATATACTTAAACTTTAGTGAAAGTATATATCACTTAGGTATACTAGTAACCGTCCAACATTGGACACTTGGAGATTTGACAATGCGTACTAAGACAATCAACCCTGTAGCCAAGGCACTCCTACAGAGTAATCGCAGACGTTCACAAGTAGTGCCTGACAAAACGAAGTACAATCGAAAGAAAGATAAGCACAATGCAAATCAAGATAGAAAACATGAAGAACCAAAAGACAACTAAGCCAGAGGGCAAGCGTGACCATTGGCGTAGTTACAACAAGCGCAAGCAGAATGTAAGACGCACTGCAAGGCGTAACGTACAGCAAGCACAGGAGCGTAACTATGGATAAGGTACGTGTATACTGGAATCTGCACAAGAAATGCTGGTCCGTACAGGACCGCAAGACAGGCAGAGTAATCAGGCATGAGACAACCTGCGTCTTATCGGATGCTAAGTTCGTTGTCCGTAAGGCAGGACAGGCCAAGGTACGGCGCGAGGGCAAGAAGAATGTCCACGCCTTTGCTGTAGGCAATGTGTCTAAGTTTACACCTGACACTGCACGGTCATTCATGCAGGATACTTGCAAGGCTGTCACCTATAACCCCTATGTCAATGATACCTTTGTGTACAAGGACACAGGACACCCCGTTACTGATGCTGACACTATCGTTGTCGGCAAGTATGAAGGTAGGCCATCTGTATGGGCCTATCAAACCCCTACTACAACCAACTAAAAGGAGATTTTACCATGACATCATTCAACATTGAGAACACCATCCCATCAGGCACATACTTCAAGCGTTCAACAGGCAAGACCGGACAGGTGATTGCATCACCAGAGTTCGAGGCCAAGCTGCAGAAAGTCGAGGCACTCTATCTTGAGTATCATGGTGTACCTATGGGCCGCATGAAGTTCTATGACATGGTGCTTGAGCCTACACGTGATACAAAGGACGAGGTAGGCGGCTACATCCAGTACACGGCAGAGGCTGTTGCTGGTATCATTCTGGACAAGGTACACAAGGAACTTGGCAAGGCTGTACGCCGCAAGAACCGCAAGCCTATCACAGTAGAGGTTGGTAGCCTGACTATCAACAACCTGCGTGACCTTGCCCGTGGCAAGCGTGGACGCAAGGCAAAGGTAGCCGCCTAATGTATTGGGAGGTTGGTATCAAAATCGACAGCGAGGCTGGGCAGGTAACTGTCCATCCCGCTGCCCTTGAGCAATCCCAATGGGGTAACGCAATGGAACACGCTATGGACATGGCGCAAGCCTTGTATCCAAACAAGCGTATTGAGTTTCTGTACATCAAAGAGTACGAAACAGTAGAAGGAGGACACTGCTGATGTTTAATAGCTATAGAATGTATAAGATAGGTGTATTGTTTTTGTTCACCGTGGGTGTGATGGCTACGTATCTTGGGTTGGACAACCTAATGTACATGGCTGACGCTATGTCGGTTGCCATCTACACCATAGGATTATTCGCCGCTGTTGCTGGTGGCTATCTCATAGTAAAGGGAGACTGATTATGTTTGGACTAATAGCAGTGATGGCATTCGCCCTGTTCACACAGGACAATGCAGAGTTTATACAAGACATGAACGAAAAGCGTCAATTGGATTGCACGTTCACATATGTAGGCAAACAGGATGCTAGGCCAGACGTGCCACACATTGCAGTGGACAACAAGTATATATACTTTAGCATGGAGCCATGTGATGAATAGATTCATCATAGAAGATGACCCTGATGCCATAGCACGCTCACTATGTGACCAGCACATTGTCAAGATGCCATTGGAAGAAGCGCAGATGCTATGCACTAGCCTATGGCATCATGCACCTGAGTATGCGGAAGAGCATGGGCTATACAAGCCTGTGCATCAGAAGCATCCTTGCACACTGTGGGCAATGGAGAACCGTGCCAATTACCGCTGGGCTTACAGCCTGTATACATCTATGCTGTGTGAGTATCACCACAGGTATGGCAAGTGGCATGGTGCAGGTAAGCACAGCATTGCATTGTACAAGGGGCGTCATCTGCTACCAGACGGTGACGTAACACCCCACCCACAATGTTTCAGTGGACATGATGACTGCAAGACAGATGAGGACTGGCCTATCACTGCGTATCGTGCCTTTTACAAGGTAGACAAGATGAGTTTTGCTAGGTACAACAAGGGCCGTGATATGCCCACATGGATGAAGGAGAATTAACATGAGTGAGAAAACATATGCAATACTTGTAATGGGTACAGTGGAACGCAGGGTAATTGTATCAGGCGAGTCACTGGCAGAGGCAGAGGCCAATGCCTATTCGGAGTGGTCAAACCTGACAGGTGGACACATTGGCACTGCTGAATCTGTAGAGGCATACGAAGTAGAACAAGACGTGATTAATTCATATAAGGAGGATGTAATGGAAGAATATGCTAATGCATTAGAACATTGGGCTAATTGTTTCAGGGATGGTACGCTACACGATGCCTACGCCAATGAGATTGCCTATCTGCTAGAGGATAAGGCACATGACATAAGAGGAGACTTAAAAAATGAACAGACAAGCACATAAACAACACATTCTCGCTTTGATTGAGGAGGTGAGACAACTGGAAGCACGTATGCAACCTACCGACACAGGACACATTGCGACTGCAATCAATGTTCTCATGGGTAGGATTGAGGAACTACTGACCAAACTTGTAGAGGAGAAGTGACATGAAAAGTAAAGAGTGTAAGATAGAACTAGAAGGCCATGAGATTGAACGTGTGCGTAGCATCATCAATGCTATCAAGGATTTTAACATTGCCACATCCGATAAGGTAGGCATTGATTACGATACTATTTGTGAACTAGATGGTGCTGATGACTTTCTTGCTAGGCGTTTCGGTTTGGTTCAGCCAAGCGATAAAGATTTTGTACGAAACTGGTACGTAGATTATCAGTGGGATGAGGATGCCACTTGACCGATGCTACGTTATATGATATAACTGCATCTTCACAAACGAAAGGAGACTAGATATGCCATTAGAATATATTCCTGAGAACCTTGACTTCAAGGTAGACTTTGAACCCACTAGAGTTAGTGACAAGAAGTATGTAATCAATCGCAACACTGGCGAACCCATTGCTATTGTTGGTAAAGACTTCACCTGTGCATCACACGGTGACTTCTTCCGTAGTGTCATGGACGCAGTGACAGAGAACCTTTCCTCGCATGAGGTGGACGGTGCTAACATTGCATGGCGTGATGCCCATTACAATGGCTGGGCCATGATGGACATGACGTTGCCTAATGTGAAGGCCAAGATTACTACCCCAAAGCATGAGACTGAGATAGCACAGCGCATCATTGCATTGCATGGTGTGGACGGTACGTGTTCAAACACAGTACTGTTTGGTGCTATCGACTTCTTCTGCACCAATGGGCAGATACGTGGTGAGCATGACAAGGTACGCCGCAAGAATACCAGTGGCTTCAACCTTGACACATTCATTGACCAGCTAAACCGCAGCAAGCAGGACTTCTATGCACAGTCAGAACGCTTGCAAGGCTGGGCTAACAAGCCTCTGTATGCAGACAACGTGAAGGCTATGCTTGAGTCTCTCGACAAGGGCAAGGCCAAGCGTATGTTTGAACTGTACAATCAGGAAGTTAGTGTGCGTGGCAACAATGCGTTTGCTTTGTACTCTGCCTTCACCAACTATGCCACCTATGCTGATGAGCGTAATGGATTCAAGCTGCGTAACACTGGCAAGGATACCGATGCTGTCTCCATGTGGGAGCGTGAGGAGAAGGTATCTCGCTGGGTAGATAGCAAGCAGTTCAAGGAGTTACTGGCAGCATGAAGTATATACTAGCAATGGACTATGACAAGGAAGGTTTCAATGCTGATGGTGCAGGTGACTATTGGTACACTGACACTAACTACAAAGATATGGACAGCGAAGAAGAAGCGTTGTCCTATCTTCAAAAGAACATATGCTACGAAGGCGGTAAGAAAGTGAACAATAAAACCATAAAGGCGTATTGTGATGAGTTCGTTGGCATAAGGTTTTATGAAAGGAAGTACTGATGAAAACAGTGCAGCAACTTGTTGACAAGTATTATACATCCAATGATTACAATATGTTACGCGATAGAACTAAACAAGACTATCAATATTTCTTGCGTGTAATGTGTCAGGAATTTGGTGATGTAAAGTATGATGCGTTGACAAGCAAGCAAGCCAAACATGCGTATGAGGAGTGGGTTGCGCGGGGCATTAGCCTCGCCAACCACGTCTGTACTGTCTCATCCATCGTCTACCGCTACGCCATTGAGATGGAGTATACAAAGGTGAATCCTTTTGCCAGTGTCAAGCGTAAAACAGCACCACAACGCAAAGTCGTGTGGTCAGAAGACCATGTGCGTCAATTTCTTGACACGGCATACACTGAGTTTCAGTGGCGTAGTATCGGATTGATAGTTCACATGGCTTACGAATGGTGCCAGCGTCTAGGTGACATGCGTCTATTGACGTGGGATAACCTAGACCTGCCCGAAAAGAAGCTGTATCTGGAGCAATCCAAGCGTAGGGCAGAGGTCACGTTGCCTATTGACGATGACTTACTGTCCATGCTGATACAACAACAAGAAGACTTTGGCTTTCAAACCTACGTAGCACCCCGTACAACGCCCGTGGGCGGGTCTTATCACCCATACAGTATGGAGAGGCTATCGAAAGCTGGAAGGGCTGTCATGCGTGAAGCTGGACTGCCTGACGAACTACGACTGATGGACCTACGGCGCACAGGCACGACACAAATGGTCGAGGCTGGTGTACCTATGGGACAAATCATGTCGGTAACAGGACACAGTAACCCACAGTCAGTTAAGCCTTACATGAAGAATACGTATGCCTCTGCAAATAATGCATTGACAGCACGTAAATCTCGTGATAAAAGCACTTAACTGCCACAGAGAAAGAGATATATACATGAGTAATATATATAACATTGTAAGTGAATTAGACGTGCGTAATGGGGAAACCAAGCGCATGAATTGCCCTGCCTGTAATGGATACAAGACATTCACTGTGACCAACAACATGGGTAGTCTCATGTGGAACTGCTACAAGGTATCTTGTTCTGTATCAGGCGGCTCTCGTGTACATCTTACAGTGGACGATATCAAGCGTGGCTTTGTTGGCGTAGAGGATTTCGCTGACGACAAGTTTGAGATGCCACAGTACATTGTGCCTCACCGTGACAAACGTGCGCTAATCATGTGGTGTGCGGAGTGGGGCATTGACGAATATGAATTGGGCCTGATGTATGACGTGAAGGAAGACCGTGTGGTGTTTCCCGTTGTACATGACGGCAAGCTAGTGGACGCTACTGGCAGGTCACTGGGTAAACGTATACCTAAGTGGAAAAGATATGGAAATAGTGGCTTGCCATATGTCTCAGGACGTGGTAAAGTCGCCGTAGTTGTTGAGGACTGTGTGAGTGCAGCCATTGTTGGTTATGGTTCCTTTGTCGGGGTTGCGCTTCTTGGTACATCTCTCCAAGATTCGCATAGAAGGTATCTTGCACAGTTCTCAACAGCAGTCATAGCATTAGACCCCGATGCCTTACCTAAGACACTTGCTATGGCGAAAGAACTACGTGGACACGTTTCGGATGTTCGCGTATTGAGGTTGGTGGATGATATAAAGTACAGAAACCCGACAGACATGGAGAAGCTAGACGCTCTCCGCAAACAGATAGGAGAATAGCCAATGGAACTTACATTGATAAGAAGCCTAATGGATAAGGAGTTCTACGATGACCATCGTGGTTCGCGTTGTCCAACACGCTTGTTCAGCAAAGATGTGCGGAAGATTAAAGAGTCTATCGACACAGCTATGGATAGGTACGAGCGTACAGTAACACCAGATGAGATTGAAGCGTTGTTCATGTCGAACAATCCTACCCTCACGACTGCCCAGAAGCAAGCCTACGCTGCCTTGTTCTACAACATTAAGCGTGAGCAACCTATGGGCAAGGACGTAGCACAGGAAGTGCTGTCCAAGCTGTTCCAGCAAGTCATAGGTGAGGATGTTGCCAATATAGGATTTGATATGGTCAACGGTTCAGCCAGCACTCTTGAGCAGTTACGTAATCTGCTTGAGCAATACGGGGATGACTTCACACCAAACCTGAAGATTGAGTGGGATGACATCAGTATTGAAACGCTTATGGCTAAAGCTGAGTTGGAGGCTAAGTGGTCCTTCAATATCCCAAGCGTAGCCCGTAAGGTAGAAGGCGTTAGTGCTGGTCAGTTGATTGAGGTTGGCGCACGGCCCAACACTGGCAAGACTTCCTTCCACGCCAGTTTGATTGCCGCGCCGGGTGGGTTCGCATCACAGGGAGCCAAGTGTGTTATCCTGTGTAATGAGGAACCCACCCACCGTGTTGGGGCTAGATACCTCACTGCTGCCGCTGGTATGTCAGCACGTGATGTCAAGTCTAACATGGCTATGGCTAAGTCTCTGTACGAACCAGTGCGACAGAACATCAAGATTAAGGAAGCAGGTGGGCGTGACATGGCATGGGTTGAATCCGTATGCAAATCGTACAAGCCTGACATCCTTGTTCTTGACATGGGTGACAAGTTCCAGACTGCTGGCGGCTTCTCACGCCCCGATGAGGCACTCAAGGCTTGCGCCATTCATGCAAGGCAGATTGCCAAGACGTATGAGTGTGCCGTGTTCTACATGTCGCAGCTATCAGCAGAGGCAGAAGGACGCTCACAGCTTAATCAGTCTATGATGGAAGGCTCTCGTACAGGTAAGGCTGCAGAGGCTGACTTGATGATACTGATTGGCAAGTCACCAACAGTTGAAGGACAGGAAGAAGATAGCCCACTACGTCACATGAACATCGTGAAGAACAAGCTGAATGGCTGGCACGGTATGGTGAACTGTGAGTTGGACTATCTGACAGCGAGGTATGAAGGATGAAGCTAACACTTGATGTAGAGAACACCGTCACCAAGCGTGGTGGTAAGATGCACCTTGACCCCTTTGAGCCAGAGAACTCACTGACTATGGTGGGTATGCTGACTGACCAAGGTGTTGAACGTATCGTTACCTTTGACCAC